GTTGGCGTTAGTCGCGTTAGAAAACGAAAGGTACTGGAGGACGCGGAATCTTGTGAAGATTACGATACTCTAGCATTGTCAAAAACGAAGGTGGTAGATCATCAGGATCTTTCGTAAAATGACTGGTATTCCATTTCGGCGCGTAGGTGAGCGGGCCATGGTAGAAGGAGTACACGTGACGGACTTCCCAAATAGTAGGAAAGTGGCTTAGATCAACTAGTTCTTTGTAAGCATCTAGGATCTTAAATTGGCCAGGAAGGTAACGTGAAACGTCTTCAATGAGGCGTTCCGAATTGGTTTCGGCAAAGGGTAGGTACATGTAGTAAATGTCACGACAGAAGTTGTGAAATTCTACGTTTTGGCCGGCGGAGGCAAAGGCGATGCCTATTGCGCGAGCGGATTGGTACTTTAATTCGATACCTCGTTCAGGGTAGCACAGCTGAGCGATCAGCTTGCCTAGAGGGCGAATTGGATCACCATAGTTGCACTGGTAGGATAGGGTTTCTATTCTGCCACGTACAGCGGTAATCACGGACTTTGTCTTTGATAGGACCATGTTGTATCTTTGAAGGGTGTAGGATTCAAACCATTCGATGAATGATTCAAGTCGAGACAGTTCCCAGTTTGTAAAACCGGAGTTGTCATCGCCCATGACAAAGAGGACAATCTTCTTGATTTCGGAGGGGGGGACTCCAAATTCAAGTAGTCCATCAATGATGAGGAAAAGGTTTCCGAATGAGTCCAAGTACTGTGTGTTGAAAAGCCCAGAAGGGACTCCGCAGTGGTTGCGTATGTACGCAAAGCCATCGGCAGTGACGAAGACCATGTTGTTATACCATGTATGTAAGAAGTGGAGTAGGTTATCCATTCTATGAAAGAGGGAGGATGGAGTTAAATCAGGGTATGATTCGTATTCCATGGTTGGCTGGTAGCCATCTGATATAACGATAAGAGATTCGAGGAAATCGGTGTAATATATGTCAGTAATGCAGCGCGGAAGGCGTTGGTCGTACTGGCTCCAATCAATGGAGAAGAAGGACGTATAATATCGAGCAAGTGAGTCAAGGTAGCGATTAGCTCCTCGGATTGTCTCGAGTCCATACATAATACAGCAGTCAGGTAGACGGGCCATGATCATTAAAGGGAATGTGAGCATTGATTCAATGATTAAAAAGAGGTCGTCAACGGCGTAGACTGGTCGTTGTTTGAGATTTCCATCTCGGTCGGAAATGTGGTTGCGAGTGAATAGCAAGGTGGGACGTTCTAGGAAGAAGGACGTCAAGGCGTTGAGTCGAGCAGTGTCGTTCAAGTCTTTGGTAGGGAAAGGTAAGCCATACTTCTTGATTGTGTGAATGAAGGATCGGGCGTATTCCATAGTAGTATTATAGAAGTAGCCTTTGGAGAAGGGCTTGAGTGCGTATTCTTTTACATGAGCATAGGATGCGTGAACGCGTGTGAAAGGCGAGTTTCGGTTAAAGTAACCGGTGCCTGTGTGAAGCGGGCGCTTGTCGTATTGGGTGTCGACGAAGTGAAGGGGGCGAAAAGGACGGCATGAAAGGAAGTGTTGGATCAAGGAAAGGATAGTCCATTTTCTTGTTTCTTCTATTGGTGCAGAAGGTCGTTGTTCGCGATTAAAATCACGGAAGGTGGCGTCGGTGGTGCCAAGCGGGCGGCAGTATTTATCAACATATCTACGGTAGGTAGGATATTTGTTGGTAATGAGCGTGTCGATGAAGGAGTGAAGCTGGTATCCAGATTCGGGGACTTCTTCAGTTGCATGAGTGGGGTTAGTCTTGTGGTACTTAAAAGGTAGCAGAGTGAGGCCGGGTGCAGGGATGCGGTCAGAAGGGAGTTCATCAGGTTCAAGGTGTCGGTAGAGGTCGAAGGGTTCAGATTTCTTTTCATTCTTGAGGCGGATAGCGGTGAGTTCTTGTTCTATGTTGTGAATATATTCATCAGTGAGAAATTGTTCTTTGAGTTTATCACGGTGTGAGAATTCGTATCGGCGAATGTCGGAATCATGAGGAAGAGGGATGTCTTCAGGATGAGCTTCGTGTTTCTGGTGGAGGGCGGTCTGTAGTTCGCGGTGAAAGAATAGTTCTCCCACGTAGTTGCGGACGTTGTTGAGTACGGTAAGTAGACGGGTAGCCATGTCGCAGTTAGCAAAATTGCAAGTTAGATTGAATTTTTATAGATTCTTATATAAGGAGGCAGGGGGGCC